CGATATCCTTTGCGGCTCGCGTCCAGATAGCAAAGTCGTTAAATACGTTGACAGCGAAGTCGTCAGGTATGTCGGCCTTAATCCACTCGCCGGCAAGAACGTAAGCTTCTCGCAACAACCCCTCGATCGCCATTACCCACGCCTGTATGTCGCAGTTCGCCCGGTCCTCGTCAATCCCCTGCCCGGTTGCGGTCTGGTTGCCGACCCGTCGCATGAACGGCTGGAGGCCCAGGACCATCATGCGCTCTTCGAGCTTCTCGACGTCCTTCTGCCCGGCCTCAATCGCCTTGCCGCTATGCTCGGCGAACCCGATCTTCGCGTCCGCGTTAGTGCTTGAGATTATCTGATTCGGGCCCAGCGCAATCTTGTTCGCCTCTTCCTCTGTGAACCCAAGCGCGGTAAGCGTGATTGTTCTCGCCATGTGCAGGATATTCCGCTGATCGCTGTCGCTGCGATAATGAGCAAGGTTGACTTCCGCCAGCTCTTTCATGGGCGGATCGGCCGCCATGTAACCAGTTCTGTTCGCGTAACCAGTTGCAAGTGCGATCTTACCCAGGCTGTTGATTCCATTCTCGACCTCGACATAGTCATCTTCGACCTTGCGCCAGAGACTCCACGCCTCGGGCTCGATCACCCTCACGTAGTGAACGATTTTATCGCCCCACATACCATCGGGCTCGACTTGTGTTTCCACAATTCGGATTCTGGAGAGGACGGGCCTGCCGCCCGCGGCATTCTCGCTTTGCCAGCCGATAAGATCGTCCGGGGAAACGGCGATAAACCGTGGTCGAAATCCGGCACTTCTTTCGGCTCCGAGATTCGGCGTCGCTCCATCGGGTTCAGCCGTCACCGGGTAGTCGACCAGTATATGCGCTATCCCGCGATTCACGAAATGACCGAACAGCTCCCGAGCGAGCTGCATCAGCGTTTTACCCCGACCGTCGACGTCGTTTGCCAGATCTGCCAACTGATCCGGCAATTCTCCCTGGATGACGACCGGCTTGCCGAACGGCTTGGAAATCATCGTCTTGGCGGTATCTGCGTACGCGCTGAATAGTGTGGAGTTCTCGACGCGAGCGTCGTAATGCTTGTCCTTTTCCTTATCAAACTTCGGCAGGTATGCAGTCCTGTTATCCCGCATCGCCTGAGATCCGCTAAGCAGATCGTCTATCAGCGGCCAGTGCCGACTCATCGCCACGTACTGACTGCACGGAGTGTCAACTTTTGCTTCTTGTGTGTCTGCCATTTCAGTTTCCCGTAAATTTACTAATCATCCCTGCGAACGTCAGAGCCGATCCCGTCAGGGCCCCCATGATAGTGAGCGTTATCGTGACCCAAATCGGAACGAGCTTCGGCAATGCGGCTTCGATTGCATTGACGTGGCTCCATAGATCCCTGTCGCTTATTTGCAGATTACTAATCGCTTGTATGCAGCCGCTGTGTTCCTCGCATTTCTCTACCATTGTGCATCCTCAGTGTTCACACAAGAATCAACTCGTCTTGTCACCTCGTTAGGTACCGCCACCACCCTTATTTCCATCTCACGTTTCTCTTTGCGTTCTCGCATGATCTATCCCGCCTGCCTGACCGTCATACTGTGACGTTTCGCCAAGCAACGATAGCGCGCCTCGTCACAAATATGGTCCTCGACCGAAGAATCCAAATCGTCTGGCTTTCGCTGATCCCGAGGCGCCACCGGGACCGTCCGTATGAACTGCCGGCACGTATCGAATACGAACAGGCCCGGACCTTCCCGCTTCTTTGCGTTTGCCAGCCGATCTCGCATGATCTCCCAACCGTTGATCCTGCTTCCGGCCGCCTTGTCTGCCGGCAGCCAGCGAACCCCCACCTTCTCCATGTCCCCGGCGATCGAATTGCCGTTATCGACAGTGAAGATGCTCGAATCGGCCGGTCCGGGGTTTACGGTCCTGCGCAGGATTGTCTGAAAGCTCAGGATCTTCCTCGCAACTTCCGTCGCCAGCTCCCGCGTCCCTTCGTCCGGCTTACCCGTCCAGCCGTATATTTCCCCGATCCGGTATAGACTACCCCGTTGCGTCGGCATCGCCGAGCCGTTCGGCAGCTTAACATCGCACCCGTCCGATTCGGCCCAAAAGCCGACCGAGTACGGCTTGGCGCTTCCCCAGTCGAACGACCTGTCGATCCGCCACGTTGACGGAATCTCGAACGGAGTGACGGCATGAACTGCCGGATCCCATACGTCGTCGAACATGCCGCCGGCGACGATATCCCAATCGCCTTCGAGCCACGCCGCCCTGCGTGCGCCCGTCTGCGCCCTCAACATGTTCAAATAGCCGGGATCGTTTTGCAGCAGTATCCGATTTTCCATGATCGATCCGTGAAGCGTCACTCGCTCCCGTCCGTCTTCATCCCTGACCACCACTCCCCGAGGCGCAGGATCTATCATTCGCAGCTTGATCCAGTTGTGGCCGCGTCCGTATGGATTGCAACTCGATCGGTAGTGCCGAGGCAGCCAGGGGTCACTCGACCGGCAGACAGACATCATCATGATATACAAATCGCTGTTGGACCACGCACTCAACTCGTCCCAACCGATCCAGGGGTATTCATGGCCGTGATATTTCCAGTAATCGTCCAGGCAGTCCGCGTGCCTGAACAGTAGTTGCTCTCCATCCGGCCACACCCACCGATGCTGCCCGCTCTTATACTCGGCGCCCTTGAAGATTTGATAAAACCATTTCTTGCTTTTGACCTCGATCTCTTCCAGATCGGGATAGTGATTCCGAAACAGAATCCCTCTCCATGCAAGACCGAACCCGCGCCCAACAAACTGCGCGAAGTCCATCAACAGCGCATCGGTCTTGCCGGGCCCTCGCGTCCCTTCATAGAGGCACTCGAACACAGGGCATTTTAAGAAAGCCTGCTGGCTGCCGGGCTGAGGCGCCCAGATGACGTTGGCTGTTTCCTGTCGCTGTCGCGTTCGGGCTTGCCTTCGTCCGCCTCGTTTTTCAATTGTTGTACGTACTTTTCCCATTCGTGCGTCGACTCAATCGGTTTCTCGGTGAGCAGGACGCCGCTATGTCCGATCTCACCGCTATGCTCGATCCTAAGTTTATCTCTCCATTTGTCCGACATTCGGTTAAACAGCCACGCAAGCTGTGCCCCGACATTGCCGGGAACGTGCCTGGGAATCTTCTTGATCCGCCTGCGTATAATGGGCTTGCCCGTGGAATCTTTCCGGCCTGTCTCTATGAGTTCCACGTGCTGCTCTTCGAGATCGTAGCCAATAGCTCTCTTGTACAGGCTATTCACGACCAGGGCGTTAGCCTGTTGCTGAGACAGATTGACACAATCCCGCAATTTCTGCTCAGTCGATTTGTGTCGCTTCCACGTCGATATGCCAACTCCCAATCTTGCAGCGATACTCTCTTCGGTGCAACCGCATTTGATCCAGCCCGCAATCACTTCAAGATTCGGCTCTATGTGCGTAGCGTACTTGCTCAGGGGCATTCCACCATCCTCCGCAGTTTGATCAGCTCCTTGCTCTGGAAATGAAGCAATGCCGTGACACAATCGCCCTGTAGATTTGCCTGCTCGGTGCTCAGCTCTGTCAGGTCACAGAGCGAATTGATAGCCCCCCGGATATGATTCTCCGTAGTCTGGACCGTCATTAGCTGCCGGTTCGGTTTGTCTGCGTCTTTTGTTGCCATTAAAGACTTAAACGGCAAAAAAGGCGAAATAACTTAACCCTGGCTGTCAGGTCGTTCCTCTGGATCGAGCAGCGTACGCATCAGAATGTCAAACGTGCGATCGCATTCGCGGATTTGCCGCCTGATGATATTGGCGTACCTGAAGTTCTTCTTGCCTCTGCGCAGAGCCTTGACCACGTTGTCGGCCATTTCAATTGACAGTACCACTCCATTGATAGGCTCAGCTCGATCGAGTTCCTGGAGAATTTCCCAAAGGTTGCGGTTTGCTATTGTGAGAAGGGTGAGTTTTTTGCTCGTACAATGGCGACATTTCTTACGCTCGCCATCGGCGACGCCTTTGTCGTAGGCCGCGGTAAGCCATGCTTTCAGTTGCCGCTCCGTTGGCTTCCTTGCCGTTTCGGTGCTCATATACGAAGCTCACGATCTCGAGGCTCGGCCTATGCCTGGATGACTCAAAAGCGCCGAGTCGATTCCCCTTGCCAGCTCGTCTGCCACTCTGCCATTGCAGCACTCGGCCAGGCTTTCCGCCATTATAGACAGAATTGATCTGAGAATGAGCACCTGCCTTCCAGTCAAGTTTCGCATTTCCCCTGTGCATTGCCTCCGGCCGATCGACGGCGTCACTTGGATGTGCACGCTACCCATCGACTCCCGTATGGAATCGCTCTCCGCTTCTCTGGTTTGGCGGATGGCGGCGCCGAACATGATCATCTGATCCTTGTCAATCTGTGAAATGCTTATCGTTTCTTTCCTGTCGTCTATTAGGATTCGCATTGTCACTCCCAAATCTTTCCCGGTAACAATTTATTGTTTCCTTCCCTCCACACGACCAGCATATCGCGTGACGTTTGTCGCTCACATAAGAACACCCGCACGCATAGCAGTATTGCGGATAGAAGATCATCCCTTTTCTCGCTTCGCTTTTTTCCCCGTGAACTGCGTCAAGCTGTGAAATGCTTATCGTTTCTTTCGTGTCGTCTATTAGGATTCGCATTGTGATTGCTCCTTTCAAAGCGGGTATGCGGATTTGAACCGCCTCTCTCAACTGGAAGTTGAGCGTGTCCCCAGTGTCACTTCACCCGCGTCAATCATATCGAGATAAGCCTTTGCGTATCGAGCCATGAGCAAGAGGACGGTCGCGTAATTGTGAACCGTCTCCCGCTTGCACAGATCCCGGATAGCGCCGGCGATTTCCTCGTAATGTTCGATAGCTTCTACCCAATTTTCCTTACTGAGAATTGATCGTCTTCGGAGTTCGTCAAACACTTTCACAACTTGCTCCTTCTCTTGCGGAAGAAACAGGACTGTGACCTGCTCGTATTCCAGGGTCATGTCAACCGGGGGAATCGTAGGCATGTCTAATTTCTCCAGCATCGATTTGTCGATGCCGCTGTACAGCTTCGCGTCTACAGAGTCGATCTTGTCCCAAAGCAGCCGAAGAATATCTTTGTTGTCCATACCGACAAGCGCGTTGTGGCTCAACTGTTTGGCGATAAAATCGTCGTCGGATATTTCGGTAGTGATTATCTGGACAGTGATTTTATCAAGCCCGGCTTCGATAGCAGCTTTAGTCCTGTGATTGCCCGAAACACAGCGGAGCAATCCGCCCGGACGTTGATAGCACAGCGGCACGGAAGTCAAACAGCCGTCAGCCATGATGTTCTCAACCAAACGGCCAAATGTTTCGCCCTTCATGTACCGGGCATTGAGTTCCAGCAACTCAATATCTCTCGGGTCAACTTCCCGCAATTCAGTTTCTAGCGATCCTTCGCTTCGAGCTTTTGCCATTTCTTCACTGCCTTTTTCAGCGTCCAAGTGAAACGCCCTTCATAGATCAACCATCCCTTTTTTTCGTCCCGAAGCAACAGATCCAGCACTCCGCGATACTTCATACTAACCGCTCTGCGAGTGAACGCCGTGGTCCTAAACGTAGTCCAGAACCGCCCCGTTTGCTGTCGCAGCGCCCTCATCATTTCGTGGCTGTTGGCAACCATACAGATGAGCTTGCTGAGCCGTTTGTACCGACTGCTCGGGAGCGCCACATCACACATGAGATAATAGGAATTACCATCGAAGTTGCGTTTCCAACCAATCACCCCAACCAGCTTGCCGCCTACACATACCCCAAATCGCCACTGAGGATCTGCCGGCGTAATGCCTTGACTGAGATATTGATCTCTGAACCATGCGAAACCGTCCGCGTTGAGCATCACCAGACTGATCGCGCTGTCGGGGGCTTCTTCCTCGGGACCGAGAATAGGGACAGACGGTCTTTTGACTCTCTGTTTAGCTCTCGAGTAGACTTGGCTTTCGACGCCGTCAATATCCGAA